AAACCTATAACACTACGAGGTGTCAGCCATGAGCCCGATTTATGTGCCGGGGAAGGTGGTGCTGGCGCAGGGGCAACCGGTGCCCAATGATCCGAACTTTGCCTTTAACTCACTGCTGCTTCACGGCAACGGCACCAACGGCAGCACGGTGATTACTGATTCCAGTGGGTCGCCTAAGACCGTCACCGCTGTTGGCAACGCACAGATCAGCACGGCGCAGAGCAAGTTTGGTGGGGCGAGTATTGTGTTTGATGGAGCTGGATCGCCAATGGATCGCCTGACTATACCAGCAGGCACTACTGATTTACAGTTTGGCGCCGGTGATTTTACTATTGAGTGTTGGGTCTACAGACTTGATGCAAATACAGCAACTGTGGTTGCGGGCCAGTCAGACTTATCCAGTAATCCCGGTAGTTCTTGGGCGTTCTATGTAAGTTCTAGTGAGAACAGTATTTTTGTTATTGGCTCTACTATTTTTTCGCTGACATCGCCAAATCCATCTACAAATACCTGGGCTCATGTAGCAGTCTCAAGAAATGGGGGCACATTGCGCAGTTTTTTGAATGGCAACATAGTTGGCACTAATGCAACTCTTGGAACAAGCGCAATAAATAATGGGTTAACAACATATCCAAATACAATTGGTTCTCTTGGTATTAACGTATTTGGCCTCAACGGCTACATCGACGACCTCCGCATCACCAAAGGCGTTGCGCGATATACGGCTAACTTCACGCCGCCCACCCTGCCATTCCCGGACTTTTAACCATGACAGCACTAGAAACCACTGCCACTACTACTGCCTGGAGGATGGTGCCATGAGTTGGGTTATTACAGGAAGCCAGAAGGTCAATTGGACTCCATCGCTGATTTCCACGGCGTTGTGGTTGGATGCAGCGGATGCTGGCACAATTACGCAGAGTGGCGGCTTGGTTAGCACATGGGCCGATAAAAGTGGCACAAGCAAAAATGCCACGCAATCTGGTGGCGCACGTCCTGCTTACTCTGCGACGGGGCTTAACAGCAAGCCCGCCATTGACTTTGACGGGACTGATGACGACTTGGTACTGTCAAGCGTTACCGGCTTAGATGTTGTCAATCAAAGTTTTTTTATTGTTGCCAAGCGCGACAACGCAGCAGGCAGAACGGAGATTGCATTTGCCGTAGGTAGTACCGCTACTGGTGATTGTCTAGCAGATACTCCGCGTTGGACCGACAATATAATGTATAGCCAAGTTGGCTACACATCCAATCGTCCCACACCAACAAGTGTTATTACTGACGCCCCTTACATTAACGTAGTAACAGGTGGGTCACTTCAACTTTCGTATACAAACGGCACCCTTATAGGAACTGGCACCACACAAAGCACGTCTAACTTTTCAGTAGCAAACGGCGGCTTTGTAGGCAGCGGAAGGGCAATCAGTACTTCCAATAGGTATTTTGATGGCAAGATCTCGGAGCTTATTATTATTTCTTCTGTTGCAGCTTTGGATCTTCGCCAAAAGGTTGAAGGCTATCTGGCCCACAAGTGGGGTCTAACCGCCAACCTGCCTGCCGGCCACCCCTACAAAGTGAACCCACCGGCACCGTAGTGTCCCCGACTTCTATGTAAATTCCCATTATGACAACTCGCGCAACAGAGGAGGCTTTTAACGAGCTTCATGGATTGGTTACTAATGAATTGATCAATCGCATTAAGTCTGGCACTGCCACCACGCAGGATCTAAAGGCATCCGCTGATTGGCTTGCCAAGAATAATATCACTGGTGTTCCCGTGCTTGGTTCTCCACTTGCCACCCTCTTTAGTAGTCTTGAATTGGAGATGGAGGATGTCGAAAGAGCCATCCGATAGTAACGATGAAGATGTGTCGGTTATGCTCAGAAACCTGGCGGCTACTGCCTTTTTGGGTCTCTTTAGCTGGCATTTAATCACCCTTCATAACATTGCTAAATCAGTGGAGGTGCTTGTCGAAAGGGTAAGTGCCTCCAACACCCGGATTGAGCGCCTCGAAAATAAAGTATTCTTTACGGATCACAATAATGGCGCCCCGAAAAACAACAACCCCTAGGCGTAGTGCTGCGTATTATCGGAATAACCCCGAAGCATACGCAAAGAAACTAGCCTACGATACAAAAGAAAACAAATCCTCAAAGGATAGGAAGTATCGGGCCGAACTTGCTGATGCGCGACGGAAACGTGGCGTTATGGGTAAGGGAGGCTCTGATCTTTCTCACACAAAGAGTGGCCGTCTAGTAAAGGAATCGCCAGTCAAAAACCGTGCTCGTAACGGATCTAACGGTAAAAGTACCCGCAAATGAACAAAGGAAACGCTAAGCCGCCTGGCCTCTACGCCAACATGAATGCCCGTAAAAAGGCCGGGACCAGTCGCCCCAAAAGCAAGTCTACAGTCACCGCTAAGACTTACGCGAATATGAAAGCAGGCTTCCCGAAAAAGAAGAAGTAGTAACCTTTAACAATAAGGCCAATGCCCCTTAAGGCTCCTTCCGATTACCTTTACAACCTGAGGGCCATGACATCCTCCGAAGCTAAAAGATTATGGCGGAGATCTATCAAGGAACATTGGAATAACCAGTGTGTCTATTGTGGAGCTACGGATAATCTTACCCTGGATCACGTTATCCCAAAAGCTAAAGGAGGACACGATACCTCGTCTAATGTCGTACCTGCCTGTCTCAAGTGTAACCAGTCCAAAGGTTCGAACCACTGGTTATCTTGGTGGATTGGTCAAGATTGTTTTGATCATTCCAATTTTTCAAAGGTCCTTTCTTGGACAACTAGCTAGTTCTCTTATTAATTAATTATCATGTCTACTACTGCTGATTCGACTACTTACGGTTCCATCTCTAACGATCCTGGCCGTCGTTGCGAGAACCAACAGACCAACAAGGTCCATACCACGGCTAACGTGTCGGGTGGTACTACTACGACCACAACTGTTGCTGCTTCTTACGGTGCTGCTGCTACCGTATTGGCTGCTAACCAAACTGTTGATGTTGCTGAAGCTGCTATCTTCACTGTGCGTCGTGCTCGCACTACCCCCTCGACCCTGCCTACCGCAAAGGTGACGGGGACTGCTACCCGCGCTGAAACGGGTTGTGTTGCCTCCTTCGGCACCCGTGTCAATGGCTCCGGCTACACAAACGGCACCTATACCAACGTGGCTCTTGTTGGTGGTACTGGTTATGGTGCTACTGCTACCCTGACCGTCTCTGGTGGTGCTGTGACGGCTTCTACTCTGGTGCGTGGTGGTCAATGGTACACCGTTGGTGATGTCCTGACTTGTAACCTTATTGGGGCTGGTACCTTGTTTGCCCTGCCTGTGGCTACCATTACCCAGGGTTAAGATCATGCCTGCTAAAAAGAAAGGCCCGTCAATGCGGGAAACTCAGCAACGTAAGCTGATGATGCAAAAGATCGCCAAAGGTGGTGTTCAAAAGAGTGGTGTGACGAAACCTGCTCCTACTCCTAAGCCTGCTCCTAAAGCCCCTCGTGCTATCACGAATGGCAATAGCGCCACCATGCGCCAACTTCGGGCCAAAGGTGTTCAAGCCAACCGTCAAACACAAGGCAAGCCCGTGATGGGTGGAACTAAAGGAAGGGCAACCGTTCTTCCTAACTCCGCTCGTGCTGGCAGGAACTTGATTAAAGAAGGTGCTCAACGCCTTCGGACCATTGGAGACAGTGGTCAAGTACGCGCAGCAGCCGCACAAGGTCGAAAGGCCATGGAAGCAGCCCAACGTAACCGCGCTCGCCTTGCTGCTGGTGTTGGACGTGGAGCCAAAGAACTTGCGGCTTTGAAGAATACCCTTTCTGGACTTCGGGGTGGAGCAGGTGCTGCTGGTGGTACTGATCTCCTCATTAGGGGCAGTCAAATGCTTAAAGGTGGACTGGAGAGGGCTGGATTCAAGCCTCCTGCTGGCAGCCGTTCTCAGGCAGAAATGAATAAACCGCGTTCTGCTCCTGCCTCCAAACCTGCTACCCCTAAGGGTCCGACTGCTGCTCAACGGGCATCTATGGATTCTCAGGAACGCAAGGCACGGGCCAAAAACGAAGCCCGCAAAAAGGCCACTGGTTCTTCCGCAGCAACCCCCAACACGGCCAAGTCCTTTGACTCCGCGTTTAAGGATGCTCGTCGTGCCAAGGTTAGCACCTTTACCTGGCGTGGTAAGAAATATACCACCGAGATGAAATAGTCATGCCCCTAAGTCAAGGGAAATCTAATAAGGCCGTCTCCAAAAACATTTCCAAAATGGTAAAGGAAGGCCGCCCTCAAAACCAAGCTATTGCTATTGCCCTTTCCAAAGCTGGGAAGAGCAAGAAGCGTAAGTAGTCACCGCAGGGGTCAAGGAGACGATCCTAGGCCCCTCAACCCCCTTAAAGGTGTATCGTATCGTATGATTAAAAACAACAGCCTTACAGGCGATCCTCGAAGGACCATAGAAGAGCGTATCTCAAATTCATTCCCTGTTTTTCTTTCCCTTGTATGGAAGTCGCTAGACCTGCCGCGTCCAACAAGGGCCCAACTTGCTATTGCGGAGTACCTTCAGTCCGGCCCTAAGCGTCTACAGATCCAAGCGTTTCGTGGTCTTGGTAAGTCGTGGATTGCTGCTGCCTTTGTGTTGTGGACACTCTGGAACGACAGAGACAAAAAGATCCTTGTTGTTTCGGCAAGTAAACAAAGGGCGGATGACTTTACCATCTTTTGTCAGAAGTGTATCCTTGAATTTGACTGGATGGTTCACATGCGGCCCCAAGACGATGACCAGCGCTGGAGTCGGGTGTCCTTTGACATTGCCGGGTGTCGCCCTGCCCAGTCCCCATCGGTCAAGAGTGTTGGCATTACCGGGCAATTAACGGGAAGCCGGGCTGACCTGATTGTGTTTGATGACGTGGAGGTTCCCTCTAACTCCGCCACCGACATGATGCGAGAGAAGCTTCTTCAGCTAGTAACCGAAGGGGAATCCGTTCTTACTCCTAAGGCGGACTCACGAATTGTCTTTTTGGGAACACCTCAGACTACCTTTACAATCTACCGAACACTGAGAGAGCGGAACTACCGCCCCTTTGTCTGGCCAGCCCGGTATCCAAAGAACCTTGTTGGGTATGAAGATATTCTTGCCCCTCAACTGGTCACGGATATTGAAAAGGGAGGACATGATAAAGTTTCTTGGCAACCCACGGATACCCGCTTCTCGGAGATCAACCTTCTTGAACGGGAACAAAGCATGAGTCGCTCAAACTTCATGCTTCAATTTATGCTCGACACGTCCCTGTCGGACGCCCTCAAGTTCCCCCTCAAGCTCAGCGACTTCTCCGTGCTTCCACTAGACCCACAAAAGGGGCCTTCGGAAGTGATTTGGGGGGCGGACAAAGAAACTTTGTTGGATCTCCCTGCCGTGGCCCTTCCCGGGGACCGTTGGCATCGACCCAAACGGGAAGGAGAGTTTGTTCCCTGGGGAGAAACAATTGTTGCTGTGGACCCCTCCGGTCGCGGCAAAGACGAAACAGTCGCCGTTGTCCTGAGTAAATAAACGGGTTCCTCTTTATCCGAGATATCTTTGCCAGTCAGGATGGATACTCCGACAAGACCCTCTGCGAGATCCTACGACGGGCTAAACGGTACGGCGCGTCCTCCTGCCTCATCGAGTCTAACTTCGGTGATGGTGCCATTATGGAGCTTATGCGGAAACACGCCACCGAAATGAAAGTCGGTATGAACTTTGAGGAGGTTCGCGCTACCACCCGTAAGGAAGACCGCATTATCGATACTCTTGAACCAGTGTTGAATCAACATCGACTCATTATCGACCAACGCCTCATTGACTGGGACTACCGAAGTAACCCCGACCAAGCCCCTGAGGAACGGCTACCTCGAATGTTGATGTACCAGCTCACGAGAATGTGTCGGGAAAAGGGGGCCGTAAAGCACGATGACCGCGTTGACGCCCTAGCCCTTGGCGTGAAATACTTTCAGGACGTGCTGGCCATCTCAGCCCAGGAACAAACCATTCAAGCAGACCGCGAGAGGTGGGCAAATATGGTTGATGGGTTCCTTAACGCACCTACGTTAGCTACGGATTTGCTGGTCGCAGGAAGCACCTTTGACGACCCCATTACACAGGAGGAGGGGGCGATTTTTACGTGGATGTGAATTCCGTGAGATCCCTTGCTACGACTACCCCCAAAAGAAGGTGCACATTATTACCCAGGGAAGTGGTGCTCCTTGGGCGTGGAAACAGCGACAAGCTGAGGGGGGAGACCATAGAGGGGGGGTCTCTCCTTCCGGTCTTCCCTTTCTCTTAGACCTGGATCCAGAATCACCATTCCCGTCAAACTAGGGCGCGTACTGCGTCCGCTTTGTTAACCCAGAGGGACGGGTATGGGGTATGGACGGATCATTGAGGGGAGGAACGACAACTTCTTCCCCTCAGTGTTTACTAAGCGAGAAAGCCGAAGGCTTTGGAGCGTCCCACTAGCCCAAGACCCCAGAGGGACGACAAACAAAAGGGGAAGGGCGACACATATTAGATAGTAGATGCGAAGCCTACTATTCGTATATGTTATTATTATTGTTAATTAAAAAGAATATTAACATTAATAATTATGTTTATTATTCTTAAAGGAAGAATGTATAGCGATAGGTAACGATGTGATACATAGTAACCTATTACGATACAGCTGTTATAGAAAGAAAAATAACAATATAAATAATATTATTATTCTTACTAACTGTTTCTACTAACCACTAATGGCACCCGATATTAAACAACCCTTCGAGTCTCCTCATTGTTCCAAAGTAAAGCTTATCTGGATTACTCCTAACGCTGAACAGACCATTGAGTACTGTGCAAGAGTCAGTAACCCCAAAGGACAGAACAAGCTAGACACAACCGGAAAGTTGCTGCGCTACCTTGTTAGTCATAATCACTGGAGTCCCTTTGAGATGGCCTCAGCGTGTGTTGAAGTAAATACAACAAGGGACATAAGCGCACAGATCCTTAGGCATCGGAGCTTCTCGTTTCAGGAGTTTTCCCAACGCTATGCTTCGACTGTGGACGGGTTAGGTGGTCTGGAGATTCCGCATCTCCGTCGCCAGGACCAGACCAACCGTCAAGCAAGTCACGACGACTTAACCCGAGAGGAGACACAAGCCTTTTATCGGAGGATCTCCAGTGTGTTTGAAGATCTGGAACATCTCTATCAGGAAATGTTGTCTTCGGGTATTGCGAAGGAAAGTGCTCGGAAGATCCTTCCTATGAATAGCCCCACCCGTCTCTACATGTCGGGAACAATTAGGAGCTGGATTCATTACCTTTCCGTAAGGCGTGGTCCGGAAACACAACTGGAACATCGACAGATTGCTGATCAGATCTACCAAGTCCTCAACAAAGAGATGCCTAACCTATGGGAAGTTATCGGGTAAGTCAAGAACTTCACTTAGTTGAGTTTCGTAAGTTTTATCTTGTGATGAGGCGGGGGTGGCCGGACTGGGCTGCCTTCCTCCTTCTTGGGTTCCTTGTGTGGATTGAGGGGAAGACCATTAAGGCTCGTGTTAAGAACACCATTGATGATGCCATTGAGGAATACGAAAAGATTGACCCTCCTACTCCTGTGGTTGCGTCTCCTGTTTATTCCGAATCGGGTAGTGACTTCTTTGACGAGATGCGTCTCACTGCCCCGTGGGTGGACCGTGAACCCCCCTCTAACTCCCCGTAGGTGTAAGGACACCTCCGACTCCTTAGAGGGGCCTTAGCGGGGCTTGTAGGGGTCACTCATGATTTTTGACACAAATTTCTGAAGTCCTTACGCATGTACGGCGGCGCCAGACTCCCCCCATGCCCCCCTCGCCCGGAGAAAACGCGCCCGCCCGCGTAGGTTCGTGTCCAAACCGTGTCCAACCGGCCCTGTCCAGCCCCAAACACCAGGCCACCACTGGGCTGCGTCACTGTGCGATAGACAGATACGCAAGGATTTGGACAGGGGCAGGAGTACAAATGCACCAGTGCTACATAGGTAACGCGTGCGCGTGTGTCGCGTGTGTCTCTATTTGATATGAAATCTGTGCGATTCGCAATAACGCTTCCTTGTTGAGAATGTTAAGACTTGTAGTTGGTTTCCCGGTCTGGGGCCTGACAGGTTCTAGGTTGCTTGCAACGGGGACAAACGCCCCGACACTTCACACAGATCCATGCAGCACGATTCAATGGAGTACAGCCTGCCTGCTCACTGGCTGCCTGCTCTCATCAATGCCGACTACAGCGGCCTGAACGATGAAGACAATGAGCAGCTGACCGCCTTTACTCGTTCAGAGGTTGGGGGAATGCGGCAGCAGGGATGGCGATTTGGCCACTGGGCGTATGATGATCAGGAGTCATCGTTTGATCCTTTTCATGATGCCCGGTTTACGGGTTGCCTGCCCTGCGATTGTCAATCAGTTACAGCTCACTTTATTAAAGCCTGATTGTTACAAGTAGGGGTGAGTTAATCGCCACCCCTTCCTGTAGCATTTAAGCTACAACTTCACACCTTCACACCTTACAACATCATGCGTAAGATCGAGCGTTTAATGAACGATGCAATCTTAGCATCCATTGATTGGAAACTAGGCAACACTAAAGTTGTTACTATTTCAGATGTAAGTTTTGTCTATCTTCATGATAATCTGATTGCAAAGATAGATGATAATTCAATCGAAGTATATGATGGAGGATGGCAGACTACAACTACAAAGTCTAGGTTAAATGCTATTCTCAAAGAACACGGAATCAAAGGTGAGTGTATTGTGCAAAAGAAATTTAAATGGTATGTTCATAAGTTTGTAGGACAGCATGGATCGACTCCTGTATTTAATGAGCAGGAGTTTACCAATGGATTTATCTTTTCCTGATCGTTACACTTTGGGGACAGTTAATCGCGTCCCCTTTCTGTAGCCTTTCAAGGGTTACCCAACAAACACACTCACGATCACCCATGCTCTACTACATTTGCAAACTTGATGAAGACGGCAATTGGAATGGCTTACATTCCACCCATGAAAAAGACTATGCTGATCAGATTGTTGACTATTACTGCGAGAAGTTCCCTCATGCTTACATTGATGTGTTGACGTATGATGAGTATCATGGCGGGCCTGTTAAATGGCAAGCTATGGCAATCAACAATTAAAACACCTTCACACACCACACCCAAACAAGTGAAACAACCCGCCTATTTCCGGATCACCACTAGCTATGGCAACGTTCGTTGTTATCCTGTGGATGCTACTGCTAAGCTACTGTGTGAGTTGAGCGGCTTTAAAACACTATTGCCCGCTCATCTTGGTATCATTGAGGAACTCGGCTTCGAGTGCCTTAATGAGGTTAACGAGTCCACGATCACACCAGCACAACTCTACTA